TCTAATATTCTTACACCTTTAGGAACCTCTGGAGAAGACGTAGGATTCGCAAGTAGCGTAACTGCAAGCGGGACTCTTATTAGTGCCACCGCGCTTGCTTTCGATATATCAGGACTAACCAAGGGGGCTGGTTTTAATGCCAGCACAGATGCTGCAGGGAACCAAACTGGAGCACAAGTATCCGTTACTAGCCAAGCAGGGCCAAGACAACTTTTCTCGTCTTATAATGACGGAAGTTTTTTAGAAGCTTTCGATTTTAATTGGGACGGAGCTACAGCTTCCTCTAACAATAGTTGGATTCAAGATATTCTAACTAGTGACGAGGATACTACTAAGAGTGATTTGTTACTTGGTTCATTTGTGGGATCAGCTATTACTGGAAGCACTTATTCAAGAAGCGGTTTCACGGGCTGGTTTGACAAGTTGTTTACTAGCGAAGTAGCATTACAGGATGGAGCAGGGGATGCCACTGTCGGAAACCCTTTCTTCCCTAAACTTATCTCTTCAGAAACAGGAACTAAAACTGGCCTTACAGGAGGAACTAATGGGGATGATTTATCCAAGCAGGTAAGTTCCTACACAGGAGCTGCTCACTCAGCTAATAGAACAGGTATCTACGCTCTTCAAGATGATTCTTTGAATATCTCTATGGCATGTATCCCGGGAGTAAGTAATCAAACAATTCAAAACGATTTAGTCTCCTTAGCAGAATCCACTGAGGCTTTTTTAGCAATAATAAATCCTCCTGAGAGTTTAACTCCACAAGAAGCAGTATCGTGGCACAATGGAACAGGAAGTCTGAGAACAAATTCTCTTAATTCTTCTTTTGCTGCAATATACTACCCTTGGCTTCAAATCTTTAACACTTTTGACGGGGTAACTTCTTTTGTGACTCCTGATGTTTATGCCATAGCTACTATGTGCCACACTGATAGCGTTAGTGACCCTTGGTTTGCGCCTGCCGGAGTTGTTAGAGGTCGCCTAACTAAGCCTTTAGATGTTCAATATATCCTAAATGCCGGAGATAGACAAGTTCTTTACTCTGGGGGAAACGTTATTAATCCAATTTCTAAATTTGTTCCTGACGGTATCGTAATCTATGGTCAAAGAACTGCTCAAAGAGCTCCAAGTGCCCTTGATAGAATTAACGTCAGAAGAATGATGATTCTTTTGAGAAAGACAATACTTGCAGCTACCCAAACATTTGTATTCGAACCTAATGACCCTTTGACTTGGACTAGAGTTACAGATACTATTAACCCTCTCCTTGATGATATTACTCGTCGAAGAGGAATCACTGACTTCAAAGTTGTCTGTGACGAAACTACTAATACGCCTTTAAGAATTGACAGAAACGAACTTTGGTGTCAAGTCAGAATTAAACCTACAAAGACTGCAGAGATCATTATCTTCGAAGTTAATATCACCAGTCAAAGTGCGTCAATCTAACAAATTTGATGTAATTGCTATATAATATAAAGAGGAGAAAAGAACAATCGCTAACGCCTACTATGCTACACAAACTAACAGGACACTTGTCCTTGGCAAGACTCCTGGATTATCCCACGCGCTAGAATCATATCGTAAGTATCAATGGGAGGTCGAAATTGAAACCGGTCTTTCAGGAGATAAAAGTGCTTTAACTCTAGCTGCTAAGAATGTTACACCAATCCAATTAACTTCAGAGGATATTGTTGTTCATAGAGTGAACGATAGGTTCTTCTACCCTGGTCTTGTAGCTCCTGAAGAAGTTACAATCACTTTTGATAACTTAGTGAAAGGTCAAGTTGCTGAACAACTTTTTGATTGGTTTTCAAGTGTTTATGATCCTGTTCATGGAATTTTTACTCCTGGTTTCCTACAAGGTGCTGGAACCTTTAAAAGAAATATTAAGTTATTCCAATTAGACAACACAGGCTTCCCGGTTAAGCATGTTCACTTGTTCGCTGCTTACCCTAAAATGTGGAAAGTTAATGATTTCACCTACGGTGAGAACGAATTCCATACTATCGATGTTACCTTGAGATATGACTTCGTAACCCAAGAAGCTGGATTAGATACTTAATCCTTATAACGTAAATTAAAAAGATATAATAGAGGAAGTAAAAAATTACTTCCTCTATTGTTTTTTCTATAATAAATTATGAATAAGTTACTTTCAAATTCAATTTTTCCTCTTTGTAGGGATCATAATATTAATATGATTCCTTCTCCGGGATATCCTTTTGAGTTTTTGTGCACAAATTGTATAAAAGATTTAGGTGACGATGTATCTGATTTTTTTAATGCATGTAGAGGTGGGTTTTTGAGTAGATATAATGAGGAAGAATCAAATAAAGACTCATGGAATTTAAATCAGACCTTTTTACCCTTTTAAAAGAAGTAGCAGAATTTGCATCTCCAGAAGACGAAGCCAGGGCTAAAAGAAAATGGTTAGGGGATTTATCTTCTGGTGGAGAAAAATGGACTCCAGAAGACGTTGAAACCTCTATCCAAGATAAAATCTCTGGAGGAGGATTAGAAGGAGTTCCAACTCCCTATAAAATTTATTCTCCACACGGCTCTAATCATCTGTTCTGGCAGTCTCAATCTGGTGGTACTCACTACATGCCTAAGGATCAAGCAGGCCGTCTTTCAGGGCAGTATCAGGAGCTTTTAAAACAAGGGGGAACTGATGCAGATTTTGCAACATATGACATGATGCACCCCGAGGGCACGTCTGAGGGGGACCTAGACCTAACCTCTGATTACCGTGCCTTAGGAATGTCTCAAGACCCCGAGCATGGGGATAAAAATTATCTACAATCAGAAGAAGAAGGTGGAATGCCAACTTTGGCAGCGGATAGAGTTAGGCCGGAAGATCAACCTAGAATTGATATAATTAGAAAAAATGCTGAAAATAAGTTTATAGATGAAATCATCTCTAAAGACGGAACTTTATGGGATTTACCAGGAGTTAGGCTTATTGATAATCCTCAAGCTGAGTTCACTAAAGTAAGGGGGTTTATAGAGCCTAGACCTCTTGAAAAATGGGATTCTGAAAATCCTAGAGAAGATTGGGCTAATAAGATTTCTTTAAAGAGAATGGTCAATGATTATACCAACTATATGTTCAGAATGGGAGAGCTCACTATTGATGAAATTGAAGAGAATATGAATAATAATATTATTAAAAGTTTCTCTTTATTAGACAAGTTTATTAATCATAAAGATCAATTAGTTTCACAAGATTATGACGAACTTACAAGCATGGTTCAAACAGATGGAAAAACTATTTTTATTACTCTAAGTAACGGAAATAGAATGACTATGCATAACAATACTCTCTCTAAAGAAATTATAAAAAGATTTTCTGAAGATCCTGCTTTAGAATACCCCGATATTGTGCCAGAGTACACTAAAAGTAACAGAATTCTTACTCCAAATAAAATTCTTACAGCTACTGTGGAAGATGCTAAAAGAGAAAAATATTATGATTTAGTAGGGACTCTAGGGGAGTTTTTAGTAGGTGCTACAGGTCTTGTTAGTAGAAATCCTGAAAAGGCTAGAGAATTAATGGCACAAGCAGCTTACTACGCTAAAGGAAAAGTTCAGGACATCCAACAAGCTATAGATGTTATCACAAATTATGGTGAAGTAGACTTGGAATTAGCCTGTAAGTCTTTACAGGAATACGCTTTATTCGATTTAATGAACCAGATGGATAATGATCCAAATGGTTGGAGTTTTAGTGGGCAAAAAGTCGATACAACAGATGTAAGACAATTATTAGCAGGAATCGTTTTTCATCTAAGAAAACCTTTGGAATTGAGTTCTAAAGATGATTTAAACTATACTGACTATTTAAGAACTGGTGATATGGAGAAAGGTGATTTTAAAAATCAAGATGGAATTTTCCTTTATGCTTCTGAAGATTTAGCAAAGCTTGATGCTGAAGAAAAATTTGGAATAGTTAATTTCTCAGGAAATCAAATACCCGTAAACCAAAAGCAAATAGCTACTTTTAAAGATGTAGAAGGGGCTGACAAGCATAGAGGTATTAAAAGCCAAGTAAACGGTGGAAAAGTTAACTTTCTTAACTTTATTAGAGCAGGAGCTGAGGACTATTTGCAAACTATGCTTGATTTTACACAAGATTCTTTTTCAAGAAGTCAAGGAAGAGAAATGAGCTCAAATGTGGTAAGGCATATGAAGGATATTTTCACTGATGTCCAAGATCTACATACAAAAATAGAACCTGTTCTTAATAGTGAAAATATTTTTGAAGAAGTCAAAGAAACTCTTATAGATCGTGTTCATTCCTCTACTCTTAATTCTACAGAAAGAAGGGGAAGAATTAAAGAACTGGAAGGTCTTAAATTTGATAGAACAGGAAAAGGAAAAGGTGGAGTACCAATTTGGACTGACAGAGTAAAATTAGCTAATTATACTCTTATAGGTAAAATTCTTAGTTTAGCTAAACCTTCTGTTAGTGGAAGAACTACTGCTTCTCAAAAAAGATTTGTTGGTATTACAAGTTTACTTATGACTAATGCTGAAATAAAAGAAGATTTATCCGATATAGGATTTATGGTTTCTGATAACTTTCAAGGAAAACTTTACAGATCAGCTCAATCTAAAATTATTGATCCTCTTGTAGCTGGCATTATTAAGAATCCTAACCTTGTTTACGTTGCTAGGGAAGAAGGAAGGACAATTTCTATTATTGACCCAGATAACCACGCTAGAGTTGCTTTATCATTAACCTTTTCAAAATCTCCAGGAATGCCTTTACAGTCTAAGTGGAGTAATGCTTTTCTTCTAAGCAAAGCTCATTCAGTATTATCTTTATAAAGAAATATTTCCGTTGGTAAGTTAAGTATATCATCAAGTAAGTATAAGGATATTTGTTTATTAGGTATATTAACTTCTTTATCTTTTAAGTACTGATGGAATTTTTTAAGTTTAGTTATAACTATAGGTTTATTTCTAGTCTTTTTGTAGATTAGTAACCAGTCTTTATTATTATTCTTAGAGTCTCTTTTAGCTTGTCTAATGAACTTATCAAGTTCATTATTTTCTTTGAACAAATCAAATATATTTATATTATAGCCAGATTTTGCCTCGATAACGAAAATAAATTCCTTCGGGGTTATAAGGTCTCCATATATCGCAATATGTTCCGGTAAATCATGGGTTGTAGCAAAAGCTCCTGAGCCCGGAGTCCTGGCAAATTCCTTGGTTTTGAACTTAGAGTTAAAGAGCTTTGCCAGCTGTCTTTCAAAATTTGCTCCTTTCCTTCGAGAATTGATTCTCTTCTTCTTTTTTCGTAGGGTCGCTTCCAAGTCCGATAGGTCTAGGTCATCTTCCATATTTTTTTAGGGCTAAGCCCCCTCTCCCGTACTATTATAATACACCGAAAGGAATTTATTATTTTTTTTAACTCGTAAAAATTTTACAAAAATGAATTTTTCAGAACAAGTCGTAATTAAACTCACAGAAGAAGAGTTGAAGAATTACAAGAATTTTCGCAAGACAGCAAAACCTGTTGATATTGAGGATGATATGTTTGATAGACAACTCTTCTTAGCAGGAGCCAGTTGGCTCTCTACGCGTCTTTCAGAGGAAATAACTGCCGCAATGCTGAATACTACTTCTGGGAGCCCTGAACAAGAGCCTTCTAATGAATGATACCTCTTTAGGTTCTTTTGCCCCTGCTAGAAAATTCGCGTTTTATGAAATTAAGTCTAGAGATGAGTACTCCGTTGTAGAGGAATTACGTCATTTAAGGTATTTCAGGAAGAAAATACATCTATTATTCGTATCCCCGTGGGATAAAAGGAGTGGATATCTTCTGAGCTCTCTAAAGGCTCATTATGGGGAGTTTAAACCGGTTTATTCTGATTCAATTACGGATTTAGTAAAGGATGGGTCTGAGAACAAATTAGTTTTTGTTGTAAATTCTTGGGATACTCCTGAAATTTTCGCTATGCGGGATGTCTCTGTTCTTGTGGACACGGTTCCCTCTCTATTAGTTCTTAAAAAAGGAGGAAGGGTTATCCGAGAAGATTATTATTCCTTTTTACTAGATCAATTTTTCAGTGGGGAGACTTTTAACTCTTTAAGAGAGTTTTTTAGCGAGTAATTCTTTATATTCTTCCATTTTCATACTATAACGTTTATTTTTACTGTATATTAATTTTAAGTTGTTTAGTATAACTGTTGTGAAATAATTAAAAGCTGTTCCTTGCTCCTTATTGAAATTCTTTAGAATTTTGAAAATGAGAAAAAAACACTCTTGTCTCGCATCGTCGTAATCAACAGAAAATTTAAAAGTTTGTAAAATATTCGTTATTAGTAAATCTAACATGCTTATAAGTTCATTTTCGACCTCTTTATTAGAAGGGTCTGTACTATAGCTCTGTATAAGCTCTTCAAATCTCTTATTATCAATATAGTGTTGTTTTTTCTTTTTTTTCTTTTTAGCCATCGAGTATTATGAGATCTTTTATCTCAAGTCCCCCTTCCTTTAGTTTAGGTACGTCTAAAATAAAAGACGTAACTCATTATAATAACAATATTAACTCCGATTCATATAAAAATATTTGTGGAAATTGTAAAATTAGTGATTTTAATAGAAGTTTTCACTGTCATCTCCCTGATATATCTACAAAAGTTTCAGAGGATATAGATGTTTTGCTTATAACAGAGAGCTGGGATGATAATCCTAATGCGTTTACTGGGAAAGCTTCTGAGGAAAAAGAAAGAGGAGTCATTGATCCTGTTTATCTTGGGCGTATGACTCAAACTTTGAGTTTTGGAATGGATAGGCTCCACGATAGGTTTTCTTTAGAAGAGTGGAAAGAGCCTAAGCCAACGATTAATATGTGTTTTAATGTAGCTGTTAAATGTCCAGCGGTGAGGGCTTTGCAAGATATAGGAGTTAAAAGTTTGAATTTATGCTCCACTTATATAACAGAAGAGATTAAAACTCTAGGACCTAAGAACATTCTTCTTTTCGGTCCTTTAGCTATAAAAGCTGTTCTTAAAAAGGGACGAGCTCAGTTTTTATACGGGAAAGTAGTCCATACCGAGATTGACGGACATGAATGTAAAGTAGGGTGTTTACCTTCCGTAGAAAATCTTAGAATTAGTAATACAGAAATTCAAACACATATTTTTTCTATTTTAACAGACTTCTTTATAAAAGAGAAGGATTACGATACTATTTTAGAGCATGAGTTTGGAGCTACGGTAATTACAGGATTAACTGAAAAGGATATTCAGAAAGCAGTTGAATACTTGTCGAATATTGACTGTAATAAGGTTGCTATTGATATAGAGACTACTGGATTGAATTTTCTTGAAGAGAAGATTACAAGTATTAGTTTAGCCTTTAAATCTGGGGAGGAAAGGGTGGTAGTAGCCTTGGACGCAGAAACCTTATTCAGAGAGGATATAATGCCTATAATAAAGAAGATTCTAGCTGACCCTTTTCTTGTTAAAATATTTCATAACGCCCAGTTTGATACTAAATTTCTTTATAGGGATGGTCTGGAAGTTGTCCCTCCTATAGCGGATACAAAGATTTTTGCCCACCTTTCCAACGAGAATGAGCCTAAAAGCCTATCTTTTCTTACTAAAAAGTTTTTTCCCGGCCTTGTTTAAATGTTAACTATCAGCAACCCCGACGAAGTTGATTGGGCTAATATTCCTAAGGAAAAACTCCTAATAGGAAATGCCCTCGATTCTTTTATAACGTATAATCTGGTGGATCAGATTAAAATTCCTGCTAACAGCAATCAAGTAGCAATTCTTCTATCTAAATGTCTTCCTGTATTTTCTGAATTAGAATATAATGGTTTAGATATAGATTGCGAAAAGCTTAAAACTATTTTAGATAAATTAAAACAAGAAATAATAGAAATAGAAGATTCTTTAAAAACTTCTCTTCTTGTAGAAAAGTATAAAGATGAAACAGAGACTGATATCTTTAATATAAAATCTAGTAAACAGTTGAACGCTTTTTTCAAGTATTCAGAAAGTATTCTAGCCACAACTTTTCTAACTTTTGCGTCGATAGACAAGAGCCTTAAAACAGGTCTTTATTCTTTTAATGAAGCTAATCTTAAGAAGTTAGAAGCATGGCTTAATGAAGCAGTAAATATAGCTCATGATTCTTCCCACGGAGGAGCAATCCCTCTTCTCTCCCAGGAAGGAGAAAGCCTAATAGAAGTAGTGAACAGCATTCTTAAATTAAGAGAGTTATACAAGTTAAGAGATTCCTATTTTCAAACTTCTTTAGATGTTATAGAGAATATAGGAGTTCCAAAGTTGTTTTGCCAGTACAATCTTACAGGGACAGTTACCGGTCGCTTAAGTTGCGAGGCTATGTCTTTTAATAAGAATAAAGTGGGAGTATCTATGCATACTCTCCCAAGGAATGAGCAGTTTAATATGAGAGACGTGGTAGTTCCTTCCAAAAAGGAAAGAGAGGCTGGAGATTTGTTTGTTACTATTGATTATTCTTCTATGGAATTACGAGTAATGGCACAGGCTTGTCAGGATATCGAATTATGTGCGGCGTATCAAAACGAAGATTCTGATCTTCACACTATAACTGCTAGTAAAATTTTTGGAAAAGATGCAAGTGACATAACAGCAGAAGAGAGACAGACCGGGAAAATGACTAACTTTCTTACCATCTATGGAGGAGGTCCTAAAAGATTGGCGGAATCATTAGGGAAACCTCTTTTGGAATGTAAAAGAATCATTAGAGATTATCATAAAGCTTTTCCCGGCATAGATGAATATAGGAATAGAGTAGTTTCTTATCTGCGTAGGAATAACCATTCTGTATCTTTATTTGGGCGATATAGACATTTAATTGTTCCCTATAAGGATATTTATGATAAATTTGATAAATTTAGAGTAGAAAGACAGGCTGTGAATTCTATTATTCAAAGTACTGCTTCTGATATTCTATTAGTTGCTCTTTTGAATTTCGATATGTTTATAAAGGAAAAGAATCTCAAAGGGCGAATAGTAGCTACTGTTCACGATTCTATTGAGTTTGTTATGTCTTCTATAGATTTTTTTAAATATTTTCAAGAGATATTAAACTTGTTCCATCATCCTAACTACGAAAAAGTAGGTATGGCAAATTTATATGAATATGGACCCGGAGGTATGTTAATTACACGTTCTATTGAAGAAGGATGGACAATTCCTCTAGAGATTGATGTGGAAGTTGGTAGATCTTTTGGTTCTAATATTCCTGTAAAATTTAAAAGAAATAAGGATACTTCCAATTATGATATATTAAATCCTGGTGCTATAGTTAATTATGTGAAGGAGCTTTCTGTTGCCTAAGAATTATAAAGAAGCAGTTATCATTACTGATTTACACCTAAGGGATGATATACATCCTAAATATCTCGATGCTCAATTAGCCACTTTAAAGAGAATAGTTACTTCTAAAAAGTATGATTGTGTATTAATTTTAGGAGATATTTTTGAGCATAGAACCTCCAAAAGTATAGTTTTAATAAAATTCTATGAATTTCTGAAATCTATTAAAACCGGACGTATTATAATCTTAAGGGGTAATCACGATACTGTCTCTAAGACTAACACAACAGAAACAATCTTATCAATGTATGATAATGTGGCAGAAATAGTAGACGATGTATCTGATATTTCTATATTTAAAACTCCTTGTACTTTTATCCCTCATTTCGAAGATGACCAGATTTTAGCAAAAGCGGTAAGTAAAACAAAAAATTTGGTGTTTGGTCATTTTGGTATTCACGGTATGGTTACAAATGGAGGTTATGTATATGAGTCTGTTTTGAAGCCTTCTGATTTCAACAACCGAGGAATCCTCGGTCATATACATGCTCATAAGATTTATGAAAACAAGGTTCATATTGTAGGTAATCAATATACGGTTAATTTTGGAGAAGCTAACCAAGAAAAATATTATTATGAGTTAAAGTTTTATAATAACGGAGAGGTTGATATTTTTCCCAAAAAAGTTAAATTTGGAATAAAACATTTAAATGTTAATATGGAAAATATCCATAAAATTTATAAAAAGTTTAATATTAAAGATTTTTTTACTTTGTTGCGAGTGAATATAGATGAGTTGGATATGTTTAAAGAACGAGAAATTAGAAATGAATTGAATAAAAAATATCATTATGATTTATTAGATTTAAGATTTGATAATATTTTAGATAAAAATTCTTCAAAGTTTTATACTAACAAAAAATTATTTTCAATTAATGAAGGAATTTTAGAAGATTATATACAACAAAATGAATCTACTTTTTCTAAAAATGAGTTAAGAAAAACTTTAACTGAAATTTATGATTTTAAATAAAATAAAAATTAGAAATTTTTTATCTATATCTGAAATTGATTTAGATTTTTCTAAATTTGAGGGGGTTACTTTAATAAAAGGTATAAATAATGATTTTAGTATACCTACCTCTAACGGGAGCGGAAAATCTGCAATTATAGAAGCTGTTATCTGGGGTTTATTTGGAAAAACTATTCGCAAAACTGTTGAGAAGACTTTATCTCATTTCGTAACTGCTAAAGGATGTTTTGTAGAATTAGTTGTGAATGATGATATTATTATTAGACGAGGAAAAAAGCCTAGTAAGCTGGAAGTGATTTCTGATGGAAAAAATATCTCTAAAGAATCGGTCCCAAAGACCCAAGAAGAGTTAGAGAAGTTACTTGATGTTTCTTATAAGTCAACTTTAGCATCTCTAGTTTTCGGACAACATAACTCAGTTAATTTTATTGCTTCCTCTCCAGAAGAAAAGAGAAATCTTATACAAAGATATCTTAGCGTTGATAAGATTTTTGAGCTTAGAGACTCTACTTTAAAATTAAAGTCTGGAGCCAACTCTTCTCTAAAGGAAGAACAAACTAAATTTAATATTTATAAGAAAGAATTGGATTTCATTTCAGAAAAAATGAAAAGAAGTAAAAAAGCTATTAAGGAAGGATCTTCTCTCTTACAAAATCCAAAAATATTAGACTTGATTAAAAAGAAATCTCTGGAGGAACTATACGACCAGGAGGCGTTTCGAGAAAACTTGTCATCTGAAATTGCCGACCTTATACGGCAAAAAGAAACGTTAAATAAATTAATCATACAAAATAAAGAATTAATCGATTTTCTTACAAACAGTAAATGTCAAAATTGCGGTTTTAGGGTGGAAGCTAACACAAAAAAAATGGAAGAAGTAAAAGAAGATTTGGAAGAAATTAGAAGAAAAATAAAAAAAGTAGAAATATCTCTCAAGAAGAAATCTAAAGAACATGATAATGTTACAATTCAACTTTCTAATTGTGATTTAGATGTTCTCAGGGATTTGAGTAAAATGGAGAGTGAGCTTACTTCTTTAAAGGATTCCGAAAAGAGATACAAAGAAATGTATTCTTCGTCAGCGGGAAAAGCTGAGGTTTATAAGAAGAAATATGAATTGTTTAAATTTTGGGAACGAGCCTTCTCTGAAAAGGGGCTTATAAAGTATATCATTAGAAATGTTTTAGGTTTCTTGAATAAGAGGTGTAACCATTACTTATCTTTTTTGTCTAATTCTACTTTTAAGATAAATCTTTTAGATGATTTGACTATAGACATTTTCCATGGAACGTGTCAAAAGCATTACGATGTACTATCAGGAGGAGAAAAAAGGAGACTGGAGATGTCTGTTACTCTTGCTCTTAATGACCTAGCATCTTTGTCTAATAATACCCAGACCGATTTGGTGTTTTTCGACGAAGCCGTCGAAAATCTTGATACTGAAGGCGTAAAAGGATTTTTCAACTTGCTAAAAGAAATTTCAAAGATTAAAAAGATTTTTGTTATCACTCATAACCAGTACCTTAAGTCTTTGTTGGACGATATAACCACTATCACTGTGGAGAAAACTGAGAGCAAATCGAAGGTCACAAAAATAGATTATAAGAACAAGTCGAATGGCCTATAATAGGTACCTTCCTACATACAGAGGACAGTAATGAAAAAGAAACCCCAAAGATACCTTGCGAAAAAAAAATTAGCTAGGCTTGTTCGTAATGAAAATTTTAAAAGGGATTTTATTAATGAAAACGGAGGTTGTTGCTCTGTTTGTGGCTACAGTAAATGTGCTAATGCTTTAGTTTTTCATCACGTGAACCCTAAAACTAAGAAATTTGCTCTTTCTAAAATACATAGAAAAATAAGAGAATACGGTAAAAAAGCTGTTCTGAAAGAAATAGAGAAATGTGAACTGGTATGCCATAATTGTCATAGTGAAATTCATTATGAAGAATGTAGAAATAATTTAAGGAGATTAATAACGGAAGAAAGCTAATGTCAGTAATAGAACAAGAACCAGAAGGAATAGGTCTCGATATTTTTGAGAAAAGATACGCTTATCCAGGAGAAACTAAGTGGAAGGAAAGATCAAAAGCAATTGCTAAGCATATTTCCGTCGCGGAGCCTGACGATAAGAAAGCCCTCACCGAACAGAAATTTTACGATATTATAAGGTCTATGGACTTCCTTCCTGGAGGACGTATTATTTTTGGAGCAGGAAGATCAAATTATAATCTTTTAAATTGTTACGTTTTGACACCTGATGACAATGTAGGGAGCATAGGAAAGACTATAGCTGATATGTACAAGATTTCTTGTGCCGGAGGAGGGGTTGGTTTTAATTTCTCTAATATTAGACCTAGAGGGGATGATATTCAGAATATAAAAAATTCGGCTCCTGGGTCTGTGTCTGTAATTAAAATGATTAATGAAATTGGTAACCATGTTAAAGCAGGGAAAAACCGTCGAACAGCTCTTATGGGGATTTTAGATGTAACTCATCCTGATTTGATGGAATTTTTAACCATTAAACTTACGCAAGGAGAATTAAGTAATTTTAATATTTCAGTAGGAATTACTGATCGATTTATTGAAGCTGTCGAGAATGACGAAGAATGGGAATTTTGTTTCAACGGGAAATTTTATCAAGTATACGAAGTAATAGCTAACACCAAAAAAAATAAGTCTTATACTATTCAGCTCCCTGCTCTCTCAGAGGAAGATGCTATAGGAAGAGCTAATCTTCATATGAGAAAATGTTTTGACGATGTTTTTGATACCGCTAAAAGAGTTTCTTACAAAGCCAAGAAGATTTGGGAATATATTTACAGAAATTCTATTAAGTCAGGGGATCCTGGTATCTATAATAGAGACTTAGCAAATAAATATACAAATGTTTCTTATTTCGAAGATCTTCCAGCTACCAATCCGTGTGGGGAGATTCCTCTTCCTTCTTACGGCAATTGTTGCCTTGGTGCCGTTAATTTGTCTAATATGGTTGATGATTTTGGGAATGTGGACTACAAGCGGCTTGCTAGAACGGTTAGATTGGGAGTAAGGTTTTTAGACAATGTCTTGACCGTTAATAATTTTCCTATACCTGAATGTAGGGAAGTAGGTCATCGTTCCAGACGGGTAGGTCTAGGAGTAACTGGATTACATTATTTTCTTATTAAAGCTGGATACAAATATGGGTCAGAGGCTTCCCTGGAATTTATTGAGAGAATTTTTACGACTATTAGAGATGAAGCTTATAAAGCGTCTATTTCTCTTTCAAAAGAAAAAGGATCCTTTCCTGCCTTCGAACCCAAAAAGTATTTGGCGCAAGATTTTTCTAAAACCCTCCCTCCTAGAATACGTACCGATATTAAGAAACATGGCATTCGTAATGCCGTTCTCCTTACTGTAGCTCCTACAGGGACTACTTCTATGGTAGCGGGGGTTTCTACGGGGATAGAGCCTATTTTTGCTCCTATTTATAAGAGAAGGTATAGAGATGGTAATGTATGGAAGGAAAGTATTGTTATTGATAAACTTTTTGAAAAGTTTTATTTAGGAGGAAAGGATATAAGCCCTTTTTGCGGAGCTTATGACGTAACTCCTGAAGAGCATATTAAAGTTCAATCCTCTATTCAAAAGTATATTGACTCAGCTTTGAGCAAAACTTGTAATTTACCAGAGTCAGCTACTTATGAAGAATTGGAAGCTATAATTTTAGAGTACTCTCCCTATGTAAAAGGTTTTACTATTTATAGATCCGGATCCAAAGGGCAAGAACCCTTGGAAGCAATAGATATTTCCGATAAAAAAGTTATAGATCAATATATTGAGGACCAAAAAAATGAAGGGTTTTCTAAGGAAGAGGAAAGTGCGGAGTTGTCTGCTTCCTGCAAAACAGGAGTGTGCGAATTATAATTTATGAGAGATTATCCTTACCATTGCGAAGAGTGCGGACCTTTTACTCTAGAAGTAGCAACTTTAGAGGAATTTGAAGAAGTTACTATTGGGACCAAACAAGGGCACTTGTTCCCGTGCCCCGAGTGCTCTAGACTGTGTGTACAGGATTACTCTAGAAAAAAGTTAGGAGGCTATGTATCTGATTCTAAAATCGTAGGATCTTCCAACATAAAGGACAGGAGAACAAACGAAGAAAATTGGATGAGGAAAGAAGCTGAGATTTCTAAGAAACATATCTTCAATACAAAAGAAGGAAAATCTCCTTATTCCACCATGGCTGTTAACTATGATAACCTTATTGGAGGCGGAACCAAAAACCCTAGGCTTAAAGAAAGAGGTTTAGATTACAGTAAAAAAACAGGAAAAGAATTAATTAACGACCAAAAACAAATTTCAAAATTAAACGAAAAATATAGAAAAAAAAGCAATAAAGATTTTAATAAAGATTAAAAAAAATGTTCAACGAAATATTATTATTAAATGAGTCTGATAACCCCGATCCTTTTAAACAAACAGAAGGGTCTGTAGGGTTGGATCTCTATGCAAAAGAGGAAATTACCGTACGTCCTTTTCAACCTACTTTAATAGGTACCGGGATACGGGTTGTAATTCCTCGTACAATGGAAGGGCAAATTAGAATGAGAAGTTCTTTAGCTTTGAAAGGTTTGTTTATTCCAAATTCTCCTGGCACTATAGATTCTGATTATAGGGGAGAAATAAAAGTTATTATGTCAAGCACTTCTGCTGAGGATATTATTTTATCTAAAGGAGAGCGTGTTGCTCAATTAGTTCCTTGCCAAGTTCCTTTAGCGGAAGTAAGAACTGTTTCCTCTGAAGAGTTTTATAAAAAGGAAAACTCTTCTGAAAGAGGCTCACAGGGATTTGGTTCCACTGGGTTCTATATTTAGGCTATAATAAGCAGTTATGGCATACACTTTTCAGGAATCAATTCAGCGGGGTATCCTATTCTTGATGAAGTCCGATAAGGACTTCTTCCATGAGATTGCCCCTCTAATTAAGCCTTCCTACTTTGAGTCGCCTTTCCATGAGAACCTTTTTAAGGCTATCTCAGAGCACAAGGATGAATATGGTCATCTCCCTTCTGATGATGTTATTCTCGAGGCTGTGAAGACCATAAAGAGCGATGAGGAGCTTATGGTTGACTATAAGGATGAGCTGTCAGAAATCAATGGGTTAGATATTAAGTCTATTTCCAGTAAAGAGTATTATCTTGACCTTGTAGAAGACTTTGCTAAAAAACAGGCTATTCAGGATGCCTTTTTAAGAAGCATAACTTACTTAAAGAAAGGAGAAATTGGTCGTATTGAGCATGAAATGAAAATAGCTCTCTCTGTCTCTAGAAACTTGGATTTAGGGATAGACTACAAGAGAGACTTTTTTGAAAGATGGGGAAGAAATTATGATAATAAAGGAGCTAAGATAGAGACTGGTTTGTACACTCTAGATGGGTGTTTGGACGGTGGGGTAGGAAAGAAGGAATTAGCCCTTGTTGTTGCTCCCCCTGGGGTTGGAAAATCCCTCTTCCTGACTCATTTAGGAACTATGGCTATTTTGCAAGGTCTTAATATTCTTCATGTTACACTAGAAATGAGCGAAGATAAAGTTGCTCAAAGATATGATTCTAATCTTACAGCTATTCCTCAGGATAAATTAAAAGAATCAAAAGAAGATGTTCACGATAGATTGGATGAATTATTTGAAAATATTGAGAAAAAGGCAGGAAAAAGACCCTCTCTTAAGATAAAAGAATTTCCAACAGGGCAGTTAAACGTCCATGGTTTAAGAGCCTACCTCACTCAGCTTAGAAATTTCGAGGAATTTATTCCTGATTTAATTATAGTGGATTATATGGAGCTGATGAGACCTACTACTCCTGGAATGGCTGAGTATCAAGCTCAAGAAAGGATTGCCCAAGAATTGAGAGGGGTGGCATCAGAGTATGATCTGTTATTATGGACGGCAACACAGACGAACAGGGACGGAAGGAGAGTTCCCCTAATCAGTGATACTGAGTTGGCAGATGCCTATGGAAAGACTAGGAC